CGCGTCGCTGATGTCGACGGTGACGACGTTGGCCTTGTAGTCCTGATCGGTGTTGTAGGTGAAGGTGCGCTCGACCACCGACACCGACGTCGCGCGGATGTACTGCTCCTTCTGCGTCGCCAACCCCTCGTTCTCGATCAAGACCAGCGTCTGGCCGACGTTGGGAATGGCATCGGTGACGCGCTGGAACAACTGGATCACACGCTGGCCCGCGATGTGGTTCTCGAACAGGTAGCCCGCCCATTCCGCGCCCTTGTTGAGGTAGGCCTCGATGCGAAGCTGCGCTTCCTCGCGCGTGTCGAAGGTCTTCTCGGTCGAGAACAGGGTGACGCTGACGCGCGGATCGACCGGCGGTTCGGCCACGATCACGTTCGCGCCGAAGTAGGTGTCGGTATCGTCGGTCTGCACCGAGACGAAGCTCTTGCGCAAGTTGACCCGGCCGCCGGCGCGATCCAGTTCGGAAATGTCGGGGAAGATGGCGTTGGACACGCCGTCGGGAATCGTGATGCCCGTGGGCGCGCCACCGCCCTCGGGCACGTCCGCCATCACGGCGGACTTCAGCAACTTCACGTCGCCGGATTGGATCGGCATTTCAAAGCTCCAGGAATCGCAGGGTCAGGCGGTAGAAATCGGTGTCGGCGCGCGCTGGGAAGCCCAGCACCGGCTCGCATTCGATTGGCGTGTCGCTGTGACGGAAGGCCACGGTGAACGCGCGGCCGTCGGCAAACGTGAGCGCGAAGCGCCCGGTCGCACTGCCCACCGGCATCGCCGCCCACAGGCGCAATTGCTCGACGGTCGCGCGAGTGACCCACGCCATGTCGGCCGCGCCGACCAAAGTGATCGGCCGCCCGGCCTGCCGCGTCGCGGACTGGATCAGCAGCGCGCCGGTGATCAAGTAGGACGCGGACGCCACGGCGGGCGTCCAGCCGTGCTCGTCGCTCCACAGCAAGTCGTCGGGCAGCAGCAATGCCACCTCGTCGGCGAGGTTCTTCAATTGCATGGGTGAGACTCAGGCGGTGCGGGCGCGTGCCGCGTCCAGCAGTTGCAGCAGACGCGATTCGTCGCGCGCGTCGACGGTGGCGTTGACCTTGCGCTCGCCCGAGGCCAATTCCACGCGCACCGTGCGTGTCGGCGCGCCGTCAGCCGCGACCACCGGGCGCGTCACGCGCGAACCGATGGGCTGCACGAGGCCGCCGGTGGCGAATCCCTGCACGCCCGCGAGCGCGCGCCCGGCCAGTGCCTGCGCCGGAGCGGACAGGTTATTGATCGCCTCGAAGAGGCCTGCGCCGTAGCGGGCGACGGCGGCCTTGTTCACGACGTACTCGCCGGGCGTGAGCATTGCCGGAACGGTGTCGGATTTCGACAGGCCGCCGCGCCGGAAGAACTCGCCCTGGTGCTGCTCCATGTAGTCGATCAGATCGCGTTCGAGGTCTTTGCCCCAGAGCAGCGGTTGCGCCATCGCGTTGCGCCAGGTCTGCTTGATACCCTGCAGCGTCTGCTGCTCGTTGCTGGTGAGCGTCTTGCGATCCATCAGCTCTTCCAGCCGCTTGCGATCCGCCGCCGCCTGCTGGTTGTAGTTGCGCATCGTGTTCCAGCGCATGTCCGGGCTGATCGCCGCGCCGTAGTTCCATTGCAGCCAGCCGCAGTACTCGTCCATCCCCTTGAGGCCGAGTTCGATCATCTTCATCGCCTCGAAGGCTTCGCGGTTCTGCTTCGGCACGGTCGGCTTGCGATCTGGATCGGGCGCGCCGCCCTGAGACTGACCGTTGCCCGCGAGCACCGAGCCGCCTGACGCGAACCGCGCGACACCGTTCGCCAGCCGTGCGAGCGTGCTGCCGCCGTACTTGCGCACCGCCGCCTTGCGGATGACGAAGGCACCGGCATCGAGCGTGCGCGGCACCGAGTCGTGATGGCCGGAGCCGGGCACGGTGCCGCCGCTCATCCGAGGGAATGCCGGCGACACGGCACCACCGTCGGCGAAGCGCCGCACGCCGCCACCGACCAAGCCACCGGTGGCGTTGACCTCCACCTTCTGCACGTAGATGGTGTGCGTGCTCGAGGTGTTGGCCCCGTTGAGGCTCATGACCTCGGCGCGCGCGGCTTCGGCGTTGGTGCTGATCTGATGGCGCGATTCGGTCTGGACGCGATCCAGCGCCCTGATCTGTGTTTCGACATTGGTGATCGCGGCCTGCGCTTTCTCGGTCGTGACCTTCAACTCAAGTTGCGAGTGCTGGTCGGCGTAGGTCTTGAGCGCGGCCAGCGCGTCCTTGGCCTTGGACACGTCAGCGTCGACCGGCAGCGTCTTGCCTTCCTTGAGCAGCTGCTCGTACTGCTGCAGCTTCTTCTCGGCCTCCTGCAGATCGGCCTGAATCTTGATCAGCACTTCCTTCTCGGCGAGTGCCTTGTCGAGATCGGCCAGCGCCTTGTCGAGGCGCGTGGTGTCGGCGTCGATGGTGACTTTGAGGCCGTCCTTGAGCTTGGCCGTGATCTGGTCGATCTGCGATTCGGTTTGCGCCAGCGTGTTCTTGATCTGGTCGCGCGCCGACAGCGCGGCCTGCGCCGCGCTCTGGTGCGCCTTGGCTTCGGCGTCCAGCGTCTGGTTCAGGATTTCCTCCGAGGCGCGGATGCGCTGGATGGCCTGATTGACGCCGTCCTTGCCTTCGGCGATTTGCGCGTCGGCGGCCTTGGCCTTCTGCGCCAGTTCCGCGCGCAGCTGGTGGGCCTGCTGCATCAGCGCCTCGGCCTGCGCGTATTCCTGCTTGCTGTAGGCCTCGCGCGCTTGCGCTTCGAGCTGGGCGACCTGCGAGGCCGACTGTTCGGACTGCTTGCGCGCTTCCTCGCCGCGCTTGGCCTCGTTGGTCTGCGTGGTGGCCACCTGCGCGGCCAGATCCATCGCCTTCTGCGCCAACTGCCGGGCCTGCTCGAACTCGCCGTTGGCCAGCGCCTCGCGTGCCTTCTCCTGGTACTCGGCGATCTGCCGCTTGCGGTCTTCGGTCGCCTCGAACTCCGTCATGCCCTGACGACGGATGTCGCGGACGCGCTCCTCCGTCGTCATCGACAGTTGGCGCTTTTCCTCCTCGATGCGCCGGATTTCGGCCAGATGCCGGTTGGCCTCGGCATTGAGCGCATCGATGTGCTGGCGATACTCGGCCAGTGCCTGCGACATCGTCTGCCGCTTGGTGGCGAGGATGTCGTTCTCGACCCGCTGTACGTTGGCCGCGCGTTCGGCCTCGGTCTGCCCGTCACGTCGCGCCGCGTCGAGCCGCGCCTTGGATTCATCGTCGATGAGCTTGAGTGCGTCCGTCGTCGCCTGCTTGCGCAGCGTGGTCTGCTGCGTCAGCGCGTCGGTCAGCAACTGGGTCGATTGTGCGATCAGCGTCGCCTGCGACCGCTTGGAGTTCTCCAGTTCGGCCTGTTCCTGCTGGTAGCGTGCCTTCACCGCCTCGATCTGGCGCTGCAGGTTCGCCTCGACGATGGACGAGAGGCCCTTGTAGGCCTCGGCCATTTTCGCGGTGGCGTCGTTCACCGTCTGAGTCGCCTTGCCGACGGCTTGCTCGACCTCGCCGAGGCGGGATTTCAGCTTCTCCAAGGCGCTGTGAACCGCCTCGATGCCGCGCCCGACCGCCTCCTGCGTGCCCTGGCGCACGGCCTCCAGCCGCTTGGCGATCTCCTCGGCGGCGGAGGCGGCGGTGTTCATCGCGCCCTTGGCGGCGTCCGCACCCTTGCCTGCATCGGCGTACATCTCGGCGAAGATGCGGTTCATTTCGGCGAGTCGCGCCGCGTGGCGCTGCGTCGCCGCGTCAATCGTGTCGGAGGTGAAGACCGCGGCGAAGACCTCCCAGTGGAAGCGCAACTGCTCGACCGCCTTGACCAGCACCTCGACCATGAAGATGCCCGCCTTGCGGACGATCTCGAACTTCTCGGACAGCCACGTGCCGATCTCCCAGCCGATGAGGAAGGCACCGAACACGCCGAACGCGGCCTTGAGCAAGCCCACGCTGGCCACTGCCGCAGCGACCGACTGGTTGGCGGCCGCCCATGCCGCTGACGTCGCCGTGGCGGCAGTGACAGCGGCGGCACCGGCGGTTTGCCACGCGGTGATCAGCGCCGGAATCAACCGGTAGATCAGAACGGCCAGACTGACCTCGGCGATGCGCTTGAGCCACTGCATCACCATGTCGAGGTTCTGCGCCAGCCACGTCATCGCCTCGGCGAGCTTCTTGGTGAAGCCGGTCGATTCGTCGAGCCGGTTGATCCATTGCCCGAAGGCATTCTTCAGGCGCTCGAACGACTGGCTGACCGTCTGCGGCAGTTGCGCGTACTCGGCGGCGAGCTTGTCCTTCTGGCCCAGCAGGGCGTTGACCACCACGTCGGCGGTGAGGCGTCCTTCCTCTGCCATCTTGCGCAGCCGCCCGATGGGCACGTTCAGGCCGTCGGCCAGGGCCTTCGCCAGACGTGGACTGTTTTCGACGACGGAATTGAATTCCTCACCGCGCAGCACGCCGGAGGCGAGCGCCTGCCCGAATTGCAGCAGCGCGGACTGCGCTTCGGTGGCCGTCGCGCCCGACAGGCGCAAGGCCTGCGAGATGCTCTCGGTGATGGTGAGCGCGTCCTTCTGCTCGCCGCCCAACATCCGCACGGCTTGCTGGAGCTTGCCGTATAGCGTCGCCGTCTCCTGGATTGGGACGCCGATGCGCTGGGCGATGTCGAACAGCGCGGTCTGCGCGGTGGTGAACTCGCGCTGCCCCGCCGTGGCGAGCTTCAGGCGCGCGGTCATCATGTTCCACGCGTCGGCGACCTGCACGATCTCCTGTACCTTGCCCGCCGCAAAGCTGATGGTGAGGAAGGCGAGCAACTGCGTCTTGGCCGTGGAGATCTGATCGCCGAAGGCCGACATCCCGGCCTTCACCTGGGCCATCCCGGCGGCGGCCTTCTCGCCAGCGGTCTTGGCAGTGGCCGACAACTCGCCCAAGCTGCGCTCGGCGGAAGCGACGGCGCGCTTGAGCCCCTCGTCGGCTCCGTCGAGCGCGACGAGCACGGAAATGCGGTTCGCCACGGTTCAGTCCACCTTGCGGATTTGCGTTTCGACCGCCGCCGCCAGTCGCGGGATGCGACCCGCGACCAGACGCTCGACATCGAGGCGCTTGCGCAGCACGACCTTGGGCACCAGCACGGCAATCGGGATGTCCGCGCCGCGCTTCAGGCGCTGGATGCCCTCGGCCTTGCGGTAGCGGCGCTTGAAGCCCGCCAATGGCCGGTCGTGCTCCTTGATGTTCTCGGCCATGAGGACGATGTTTCCCTTCGCGTTCTTGATGAAGTAGGCATTGCCGCCACGCATCAGCTCGGCGATCTGCGCCTTGAAGCGTTTGCGGCCGATCCGCCCGTGCAGCGGGATCAGCATCCGACCGGCGATCAAGCCGCCGCGCTCGTGCATCCCCGACCACGGAATGCGCGAGCCCACGTAGAGCGCAGGCAGGCGGGCCGGGTCTTTGTCCAGCACCTTGGCGGTGAAGCCCTTCAGGAAGGATCTCTTCACCACTGTCATCTGGCCCGCGACGTGGCGGCGCACCTCGTCCTTGATCTCGGTCGCCTCGCTGGCGATGGCGCGTGCGACCGCCTTCTTGGCCTTGTCGCGGAACTCGCCACCCCAGCGGCGAAGTTGCGCCTGCGCGGCGGCGCTATCGATGCGGATCGAGATGCGCACGGTCGGTGAGCCGGTCGAGGGTCTGGTCGAGGTGGCGCGCGTCGCCGCGCGTGCCGATGGCGATCACCGACAACAGCCGCGCGTCGCGCGCGGCGTCGGTGCGGGCGGTGGCGGTCATGAAGCCGCGCACCTGCGCCAACGTGTAGTCGAGGATGTCGGTCAGGCGGTGGCCGTGCTCGATCAGGTGCTGGACGGCGTCGAACCAGCCGCCGCCGTCGCGCGCGGCGACGGCTTCACCGGATCGAACAGGCCGTTGATCTTGGGGATCACCGTCCGGGTAAAAAAATCGGCGTTCACCTCGATCACCTTGGCTGCCAGCAGGATCGCCTCGTCGGCGGCCAGTTCGTCGACCCATGCGCGCGATTTGCCGACGGCGATGGCGATGGCCGACAAGAGGTCGTCGCCGCGCTCGCCGAACAGCGCGAGCCAGTCGATCTCGTTGCGCGTGAGCTGCTGCATCACTGGCGAGATCGCGCGCAGGAAACCGGGCATCTGCCCGACCTTCAGCGGCTTGATGGCCAGCGGCTCGCCGTCGATGACGAGTTCCACGGCCTGCGGAATCAGCGTGTCCAGATCACTCATGGCTCACCCCGATCAGAGCTGCACGATGCGGCCGAACTGGCCGAGCACCGCGTCGTAGGGCTTGGTGGTGTCGGCCAGCAACGAGCCTTCCAACTCGAACTTGTTGTACTCGTCCGAGATGAAGGAGATTTCCTTCAACGGATCGAAGGCCACGCGGTACAGCTCGACCAGCACCTTGGCGTTGCCCTGCGCGGTGTTGATGCCTTCCAGCCGCAGGTAACGCTCGGGCAGCGCCTGCGTGAAGATGCCGATCTCGGTGGCGATGCCGTAGGCGTAGCTCGCCTTGAACGGTGCGGTGAAGCCGGTGTTGTCCAGAAACTGGACGGCACCGAAGTCGGTGTCGGCGGTGTAGTGCGTGCCCAAGGTCAGCGTCGCGGGCGTGCCCGCCGAATCGACGATGACCAGCGACGACACCTTCGGGTGCGCGAGGAAGTAGCGGTCACCGGGAACCGGCGCGGCACCGCCCAGCGGTTCGGCGGTGACCGTGCCTGGCGTGCCGACGACGTGATTGCCGTAGAGCGCGAGGGCGAGGTTCTCCTTGGTGAACTCCTCGATGGTGAGGTTCACGGTGGCCGACTTCTGCTTGACCATGCGGTGGTCGAGCGAACGCTGGCCGGTCTGGCTCTCGTAGTGCTCCAGCACGTCGGTCTTGAGGGACAGCTTCAGCTCGGCAACGTTGCCGGGCGAGCGCACCTCGATGGGAAGGCCGTCGACGTCGCGCTTGCCGAGAAAGACACGGCCTTGAAAACTGGCGTAGGTGCTCATGCTTTGGGTTCCTTGCGAGGAATGGGTTTGGATTCGGTGTCCGCTTTCGGGGCGGACGGTTCGGGTGCGGCGATGTCATGCGCGAGCAGCCAGTCGGCGGTGCTCGCGTCGACCTCGATGCGGTCGCCGCGCGCATGCGATGCGCCCGCGTGCGTGTGGGGGCGTTTCAAGACGAGTCGTGTCATGGGCGTCATCCAGAGGTTGAAAGGTCATTGGCCAGCGTCCGGTACGTGATGCGGTAGCGCGCCGGAAGCGCGATGGCTACGGCGTCGGCGTCCTCGACCTCCCATTCGCAATCCAGCTCGCGGATGCCGAGCGCCAAGCCACCGAGATTCCCGTCCGCCAGCAAGGCGGCATGGGCGGCGGTGAGCAGGCGGTCGGCTTCGGTGTCGGGGACGGCGGGCGGAACGGCGCGGGCCAGCGCGACGATGCGGACGGTGAGTTCCCGCGTGGCGCGGTCGTTGGCACGCTCGGTGATCGATTCCGATTCGGGGAACATCACCAGCGCCGGGCATTGCTCCCGGCTGATGGCCACCGTGGGCGAGCGGTGCAGCGTGGCCCCGAGCGTTTCTACCGGCGTGCGGACGGCGTCGAGCACCGCGAGCAGAATCCGCTCGCGGATCGAATTGCCGGACATCGGATCAGAGCTTGGTGAGCTTAGCGCGGATTTCGGAGCCGTCGCCGACAGCCCGGACATCGCGCACCTGAAACACCGCGCCGCCGATCTCGACCGTGTCGCGCGCGGCCAGTCCCTCGAACACCGAGCCGGGATACGAGATCACGTACTCGGTGCTCGAGGTCAGGCCTTCGAGCAGGGTTTCGTCCGGCGCGGCGAAGCCAACCGTTGCCGTCTGTGGCGCGGAGCCGTCCGAAGGACGCCAAACGCATTCCTTCAGCAGGCCCGCGTTCGCGGCGGCTTCGTAAACCTGTTCGACGAGGCCCATCACGCCACCGTCAGCTTGACCAGCACGCCGGGGCGGTGGCACATCGGCAGCGGGTTGGACTGCGTGTGCAGATCGGTGCCCCGGTCGAACTTGCGCGGTTCCTGCTTGGCGTACAGCGGCTGGCCGACCGTGTTGACGGTCTCGTTGAAATCCGCCGGCGCGAAGTAGGTGCCGAAGGTGTCGATGGTGCCCAGCGGGAAGGCGTGCGCTTCACCGGCGGCGATGAAGCGGCGCGCGGTGCCGCTGGCGTCGGTGGCCTGGCCCCGGTATTCCTCGAAGGTGATGCCGCCGTAGCTGAAGCCGCGACGGATGTCGTTGATGAGGATCGCGCCGTTCTGCCAGTGCTCGAAGGCCTTCTCGACCTTGGCGTGGCCGGTCAGCGCAGCGAAGAACTCCGGCGAACACAGGCAGTGGACGCCGTTCATGAACTCGCCCCTGAGGTTTTCCTCGATGGTCGCCAGCACCGTGCTGCACTTGGCCTTGACATTGGTGGTCGAGGTGCCGAGTTCGAAGGGCACCGTCTGCTGCGCGATCTCGAAGGCGTCGAACAGGTCGTAGAGCACGGAGCCGTCGGCGTCGAGAATCACGCCCTTGAGCGCGCCGACACGCAGGTGTTCCAGCGTGATCGCGTGCTTGTTGCGCATCGTCTCCAGATGGCGCGCGACCACGCCTGCGACCGTCTCGGTTTCGGTTTCCGAACCGAAGGCGCGGATGCCTTGCACTTCCTCGGGCAGCACCACGTCGTCGTGCGGGATGTGCGGCACGACGAAGGAACGCAGCTTGCGCTTGCCGCGCACGCCGACCGTGCCAGGAGAGCCCGGCGGCAGCGTGGGCAGCAGGTTGAGCACGCCGTTCATTTCCTCGACCACGATCTGGCGCTGACGCACGGGCTTCGCCGGCATCAGGTTCAGTTCTTCCAGACGCCCGTAGCGGTTGGGCAGGAGGTTGATGGCGGCGGTCAGTGCGGCCATCGAGAAGGCGGGATTGCTGAAGGGGTTGTTCATGGTCAGGCTCCTTGGCGGACGAGCACGCCCAGCGCCTTGAGCTGCGCCACGGCGGTGAGTTTTTCGGCGTTGGTGATGGCCTCGGGCCACGCGAGCGCGTGGTCGGAGACGATGGCGTGACGCGCGACGATCAGACCGTCGTCGCGGTCGGCCAGCGTCGCGTCGCAGGCTTGCAGCAACACACCGGCGGCGACCTGCGTGCCGTCCCCGGCGGACGGATCGATCCGCGTGAACTTGCCGGTGGCGGTGACGATGCCGACGACCGTGCCCAGCGGCAGGTTCTGGCCGGAGGCGACCGTGACGCGGTCGCGCGAATAGAGGTTGGGCGCTTCGTACTTGAGCAGGTCGCCCAGATTCAGCGGCTCGGAAAGAACGGCGGACATTTCAAATCTCCTTCTTGGTGGACTGCGCCGCGATCCGCTTGGCGGCGTCGATCAGCGGGTTGCTGGTTGGAGGACGCACGGCGTCGGGCGCGATGTGGCTGGTAATTTCCGGGCCTTCACCGGCAAGCGAGGCCAGCAACTGGCTGCGCACGGCAGCGGGTGACGTGCCCGATTCGAGAAAGCCCGCGATCTGGTGGGAGCGACCGGCGAGCGTGCAGATCTGCGCGATCTCGACGGCGTCGGCCACGCTCATCGCACTGGCGGCGGCGGACGGTTGGGGAGGACTGCCAGCAGGATCGGCGAGAGGCCGATCGAGAGCAGCGGGGTCGGTTCGATCATTCATGGAAGACTCCATCGGGTGGTTGCGAAGAAAGCCCGCTTGGCTGGCCGGAGCCACCTGAGTCGGGAGTGGGGAAAGCGATTGCGTGAGCTGGGCGAGCGCGTCGTCGAAGCAGCCGACGGCATCGGCCAATCCGGCGGCGACGGCATCGGGGCCAAAGAACAGACCCGCTTCGGTGGCGCGCACGGCGTCGGCGTCGAGACCGCGATGGCGCGCGACCGTCTCGACGAAGAGGTCGTAGACGCGATCCACCTCGGCTTGGAGAACCGCGCGTGCGGCGTCGGAAATCGGCTCGTGCGGGTTGAGGTCGTTCTTGCGCTCGCCCGCGAACACGGCGGTGTAGCGAACGCCGTCTTTGGCGTCCTTGACGGACTGATCGACGTGCATGGCTATGACGCCAATCGAGCCGACGCCGCCGGTGCGCGCGACGAATACGCGGGTGGCAGCGGACGCCAGCGCGTAGGCCGCCGAGAAGGCCATGTCGTTGGCCACGGCCCAGACCGGCTTGATCTGCGCCGCCGTGCGGATGCGGTCGGCCAGATCGAACACGCCGCCGGATTCGCCGCCGGGCGAATCGACATCGAGCAGGATGGCCGCGACCTCGGGACTGACCAGCGCGACGTCGAGTTGCGCGGCGATGCCGGTGTAGCTGGCGAGGCCCGATTCGGCCTCGAGGCCGGAGGTGCGCCGTACCAGCGTGCCGTAGATTGGGATGACGGCGACGCTGCCGTTGGCAGGCGTCGGCGCGCGCGTCGCAGGCGTGTAGCCCACAGGCGCGGCGAGATCGGCCAGGCCGATGCGCGCGCCGAGCACGGAGAGGATGACGTCGAGTTTCGGGCGATGGATCGCCAGCGGCACGCCAAACAGGCGCGCCGCCAGATGTGGCAGCACGGTCATGGGAATCCTTCGGGGAAAGCGGTCAGGCGATGGAGTCGCCGCCGGTGGCGTCGGGCGCGATGGCGTTGCGGTTGGGTTGCGCGCCGCCGCCGTCCTTCGACGTGTAGCGAGGGTCGGAGTCGAAGATCAGGCCGAGGTCGTCGGCGCGCTGGTTGTCGGCGGCGATCTCGCGGTCGATGTCCTCGGCGTCGTAGCCGTTGGCCGAGATGGCTTCCGAGCGGGACATCAAGCCTGCGCGGATCGCCAGCAGCATCGCCTTGTATTCCTTCTCCGGATCGACCCACTGCCAGCCCTGCGGAATCCACTTCACCGCGAGGTACTGGCGACGGCGCGCCGGGCCGCCGCGTGCGAAACCCGGCGCATCGAGCGCGCCCGCAAGCACCGCCTGCTTCATCCACGCCGCCCACACCGGGCGGCACATCTGATGCACCAGCACCGAGTGCTGCACCATCTCGCAGCGGCGGCGGAACTCCAGCAGTCCGGCGCGGATGGACGAGTAGTTCACACCCGTCAGGTCGCCGGTCAGTTGTTCGTAGGTGATGCCGATGGCGGCTGCGACCGCCCGGAACTGCGTGCGCAGAAACTCGGAGTACGAGCCACCCACGTCCGCCGGATCGGAGAACTTGATGTCTTCGCCCGGTTCCAGGATCTGCAAGGTGCCCGGTTCCAGTCCGGCCAGCGCGATGCCGTCGCCGTTGGCCGCGCCTTCGCCCATCAGGTTGTCTTCGGGGTTCTGGCGCGTGACGAAACCCGCGAACATCGCGGCCGTCTTCTTGCGCACCAGCTCGGCGTCGTCGTACTGGTCGAGTTCGTTGAGCTTGACCAGCGCACGCGACAGCCACGGCTCGCCGCGAATCTGGCCGGGGCGCAGCACGCGGTAGAGGTGGATGATTTCGCGCGCGTCGATGCGTACGGTGTCCATGCCGCCCTGGCCCGACATCGGCGCGAGCCGACCATCTTCCGGATGCGAGCGGTACAGGTGGTAGGCCACGCGGCGGCCCAGCGCGTCGAACTCGATGCCCGAGCGCACCACGTTCCCCGAAGGCAGGTCGGTGTTGAGATGGATCGGCAGGTGCTCCGACTCCAGCAACTGAAGCTGCAAGGGAACGGCCAGTCCATCTTCCGGTCGACGCGGGCGCAGCCGGATCAAGCATTCGCCGCCTTCGAGCATCGAGCGGCAGGCCAAGGCTTGCAGCCCATAGAAATCGGTCTGGCCTACCGCGTCGGCTTCCTCCGTCCAGTCGCGCCACAGCGCCTGCACATCGGCCTTGAACCTTTCGTCGTCGGACAGGCTCTGGGGTTTGATGCCGGTGCCGACGGCGTTGGCGACGAAGGCGTCGAGCGCGGCCTGCGCCCACGCATTGCGGCGCACGAGGTCGCGGCTCTTGATGCGCAGGTCGGTGTGGGTCGCCAGCATCGCAGCGACTGCGCCGGGATTGCCGGGCATCCATGCCAGCGAGCGTCGGCCACGGCCAGCGGCCTCATGCACCGGCGACGCGCCGAACAAGCGGCGAACGGTTTGCGCGAACCACGCCACTTCAGAATCCCTTGTCCGTGGTGACGCGGATCTGGCGCTTGGGTAGCACGCCGACGTTGCGCGCAAGTTCCGCTTCGACGGCGCGAATGGCGACCTGCAGCTCCTCGACCGAGCGGTACTCGACCGTCTTGTCGCCGAAGCTCACGCGGCGCTCGCCCGTGGCCAGGGCACGCTTGAGCGCATCGAGTTGGGTGGTGGTGTAGGTCAAAGGTCTTCTCTCATCGGGTCAACCAGCGGCTCTTGATCACGCGCCGGCCGCCGTTGCGGGTGCCAGAAACAGAAAGGCCACCGCTGTGGGTGGCCTCGTCGGGTTGCATCGGTTCGAGCGGCGGTGGATCGTCCGGTGGACGTTCCACGCCGAGTTGCCGCTCCAGTTCGCGCCAGTGGCGTTCCTCGAAGCGATCCAGTCCTGCTGCCGCTGCGGCAGCGCGGGCGTAGACGTAGCAGTCGAGCGCCTCGTTGCGCTCACGCATCTTTTGCCATTCGCGCACCGGGAAGCCGTTGCGGTCGCGGCGGGTGATCAGTTGTTCGGCGCAGAGCTGCTGGATGAACTCTGCGTCGATCCTGGGCAGGTGGACGAAGCCTGCGGGGAATGTCGTGGTGACGCCGTCCTCGCTGACGTTGGCCGCCTTGCGCAGGTTGTTGTAAAGCTCCAGCTTGGCGATACCGACTGCGACCGTGAACACCTTGATGCCCCGGCGCAGCTTCTTGCCATCGCGCGAGACGTCGACCGCCGTCGGCGTGCCGATCAGCGCCGCGCCGCGTGCTGCGCCCTTGACCGCCATCACACGCGCGTCGCGGCTGGCGCGCACGAAGGCGTAGGCTTCCTGCGTCGCAAAGCCGGTGTCGAGCGCGAAGCGCGACAGCGGCATCGCCGCGCCGGTGGCGTGCGTCCACGTCTCGTCGAGCATCTCGGCCAGCTGCTTCCACACTTGCTCACGGGCGGTGTCGCCCATCAACACGCGGTGCTCGACCAGCCAGCATTCCTTACCGCGACCGAAGGCCCAGACGGATGCTTCGATGCGATCCTTCTGCACGTCCGCGCCACCGACCAGCAGTAGGCCGCCCAGCGGCACGCCGCCGATGCGGTAGTCCTCGCGGCGCTCGACCAGCCGCTGCCAGTCGGGCGTTTCGCCTTCCTCGACCCACGTCTCGCCGAGTTCGGTGTTCTTGAAGGTCTTGATCGCCGCCGCCGAGCCGGATTCCTTGCTGACGGCGGCCTCCCACGCGGCAGCGATGTCGCGCCACGCCCGCCAACCAACCGGGCTGTAGAGCGAGGACAGGTGGAAGCCCGTCGTCTTGCCCGTGCCTTCGGCCATCGCGCGCCATTCGCCGTGTTCGAGCATCCACGTCTTGTGGTGCTCGGCAATCGCGGTGTCGCACGACTCGCAGATGTAGGCCGCCGTTTCCGGCGCGTTCTTGTCCCAGCGCAACTGCTCGAAGCGCAACCACTGTCGGTGCGAGCAATGCGGACACGGCACGAAGTAGCGGCGCTGGTCGCTGGCCTCGTACTCGCGTTCGACGGCGGACGCGCCGGAGATCGTCGGGGTGGAGACGATGAAGATCTTGCGCCGCGCGAAGGTGCGCGTGCGCGCCTCCGCCAGAGAGATCGCGTCGCCTTCGCCCTCGACGTCCAACGGATAGCCGTCCACCTCATCGAGGAACAGGTAGCGCACCGGCATCGAACGCAGGCCGACGGCGCTGTTCGCACCCGTCATCACCAGCACGCCACCGCGAAACTCCTTCGCCAGAATCGTGTTGCCAGAATCGCGCGAGCGCGCCGGGGCAATCAGTTCGGCCAACGCGGACGATTCTTCGATCAGTGGGTCGATGCGCTGTTTGGAGTTGCGCTTGGCCATCTCCACTGTCGGCCACACGGCCATCATTGGCCCCGGCGCATGGTGGATGACATAGCCGATCCAGTTCGACCCCATCTCGGTCGCGCCGAGCTGGGCGGCCTTCATGAACACCACGCGCTCGACCGGCGAGGTCGGCGACAGACAGTCCATGATGGCCTTCAGGTACGGTGTGCGGCTGGTGCGCCAGCGGCCCGGCTCGGCGGAGGCCTTGCTGGAGAGCATCCGGTGCCGATCTGACCACTCCGATACCGTGAGCAGCGGATCGGGCGTCAAGCCTTCGCGCCACGCGCGTTCGATTTCGGCAGCGCCTTCGTAGTCGATGTCCATCAGTCAACGCGCGGGCGCAGATCGCCCAGTTCCTGCAAGTGCTCGCGCACGGCGGCCTCCAGCGCGACATGCATCGTGTGCGGATCGACGTCGAGCTTGGCGGCCATCTGCGCCGAGATGCGCGCGGGCCAGTTGAGCCAAGCATCGCGTTCGGCGCGCGCCAACTTGAAAACGTGGGCGATGGCCTGATTGCGGTCGACCAGCTCGCCCTTGAGCCGCGCTAGCCGCACCTTGTTCGTTTGCGCCTTGACCACCTCGTTGACGGTGCGCGCTTGCAACAGCGACGCGCCGCCCGTGGGCAAGGTGGCCTGACTGTCGCCTACAGGCGCGACGGTGGGCGCTTCCGGCTGCACCGTGGCCTTGACGGCGCGGGTGCGCGTGCCGGTGCGCGGGGCTTCAGTGTTGCGCGCCCACTCGGCGTCGGCGCGCTCCGGGTCAAGGGTTCCGTCGGCCTCCGGCGTGACGCGCCCAGCCGCAATGGCCTTGCGCACCGCCGCGTCGGATACGCCACGGTGACGCGCGTAGGCGCGAATCGAGAGTCCCATCGGCACCTTCTTCAATCATTTGTTGGGTGGCTCCGGCACGAGCAGAAAGAGCTTGGCTTCGTTGGCGAACAGCGCGTTCATCACGATCCCAATCAACCACTGCCAAGGAGCAGACCATGAGCACCACCCAACTCACCCCGGCCCAGCACGCCATCCTCGCCAAGGCCATCAATGCCAGCGGCGGCAAGATCGAGTGGTTCCCGGACAACGTCAAAGGTGGCGCACGCAAGAAGGTGCTGGAAAGCATGTTCAACCGCGCCCTCATCACGCCCGATGGCGACGACTGGCGCGTCGCCGCCGAGGGCTATGACGCGCTGGGCATGCCGCGTCCCGGCGTCGGCAAAAAACGCATCGGCAAGTTCGAGACCAAGCTCGACCAGATCATCGCCAACGCCGCGAGCGCGCCGCCGACGCCCGAGTGCGACGCCGAACTGGAGAAGGACATCGCAGCCGCCGAAGCGACGTGGAAGCAACAGCCCAAGGACGCGCCGCGAACCCGCGAGAACAGCAAGCAGGCCGAGGTCATCCGGATGCTTCGGCGCCCCGAAGGCGCAACCATCCGCCAGATCTGCGAGGCCACCGGCTGGCAGCAGCACACGGTGCGCGGCACTTTCGCCGGAGCCTTCAAGAAAAAGCTCGGCCTGACCATCACTTCCGACAAGGAACAGGGCGGCGAGCGCATCTACCGCGTTGCTTGAAAAAGGTTCGGGCCGGAGGCCAGAAATAGCTTGGCTTCCGGCGCGGACAGCGCGTTACTTCAATCATCGCAACGCACCCACGAAGGAGCACGAAATGAGCAACGCCAACATCCCCGCCACCCGCAACGAAGCATGGGGCTTTTGGGGCACGATGAACGAACACGCCGCCACCGCGTGGCCGATGGCGATGACCGCCATCGCCGACGCCACGGGCGAGGATTTCGACAACGTCCGTGTCTTCCTCGACAGCCGCTACGGACGCCACTACGCGGACGAGGTCCACAACGGCCTCTACGTCGGCAAGTCCCTCAAGGACGCCATCGACGCCGCCACGCAGAAGTGGATGGGCTGGACGATTGGCCGCCAGACCAGCAAGGACTACGGCATCCCGCGCGGGCTGCCTTACCTCATGGGCTTCGTGATCCACTGCGGGATCATCGAGGAACAGGAAGCAGCCTGATCAGGCTCAGTTGATTTCCGCAGGCTGCGCCGTGCTCGCCGCGCGCGTTGCCTTCTTCCCCGTGTAATCCTCCCACCGCCGCACGATCACGTCGGCGTACTTCGGATCGAGTTCGATCAGGCGCGCCACGCGCCCGGATTTCTCGGCGGCGATCAGCGTCGTGCCGGAGCCGCCGAAGGGATCGAGCACCACGCCGCCCGGACGGCTGGAGTTGCGCAGCGCGCGCTCGACCAGTTCCACCGGCTTCATCGTCGGGTGCAGATCGTTCTTCTGCGGCTTCTTGATCTGCCACACGTCGCCCTGGTCGCGGTCGCCGCACCAGTGGCGCTCGCCGCCCTCCGGCCAGCCGTAGAGGATCGGCTCGTACTGGCGCTGGTAGTCGGCGCGGCCCAGCGTGAAGGTGTTCTTCGCCCAGATGATGAAGGTCGACCAGTGGCCGCCCGCCGCGCGGAAGGCCGATTGCAGCGTGTCCAGTTCGCTGGACGACATCGCCACGTAGATCGCGCCACGACAGTGGGCGACCATCGGCGTCAGCGCCGCCAGCAGGAAATCTTGGAAGCCGTCGCCGAGGTTGTCGTTCAAGATTGCGCGATCCTTGCCGCGCATCTTGTCCTTCGCGCTGTTGGCGTAGTTCACGTTGTAGGGCGGGTCGGTGAACACCATGTCCACGGCCTCGCCATCGAGCAGCGCCGCGTAGCTCGACGCCACGGTCGCGTCGCCGCACAGCAGTCGGTGCGAGCCGAGTTGCCAGACATCACCGGGCCGAGACACCGGCGCATCGCCCACGTCGGGGACGGCGTCCTCGTCGGTCTGGCCTTCGTTGACCGGCTCGTCGCCTGCCAGCAGTTCGGCCAGCGCGTCGGCATCGAAGCCGGTCAGGTCGAGGTCGAAGCCTTCGTCGTGTAAGGCTTCCAGTTCGATCCGCAGCAGGTCGTCGTCCCACGCTGCGTTCTCGGCGATGCGGTTGTCCGCGATCACCAGCGCGCGGCGCTGCGTCGGCGTCAGATGGTCGAGCACGACCACGGGCACCACGACGAGGCCGAGTTTCTGGGCGGCGGCGAGCCGTCCGTGACCGGCGACGATCACACCGTCGCTGCCCGCGAGGATGGGATTGGTGAAGCCGAACTCCACGATGCTGGCGGCGATCTGCGCCACCTGCGCATCCGAGTGCGTCCGCGCGTTGCGGGCGTAAGGCACGAGCTTGGCCGTCGGCCACTGCTCGATCTTGTCGGCGAGCCACGAGCTGGTCATGCCACGACCTCCTCGGTGCGCTCGGCTTCGACCTCGTCGAAGCTCTGGCCGGTGGCCAGCAGCGTGACGGCGACTTCGGGATGGTTCTGCCGGAAGCGCCGGATGGCGACATCGACGTACTCCGGCGCGATCTCGACCGAGCGGCAGACGCGCCCGGTTCGCTGCGCGGCCAGCATCGTGCTGCCGCTGCCGCAGAACGGCTCGAACACCAGATCGCCCGTGGCGCTGAACGCCTCGATGACGAACTGCGGCAGTGCGACCGGGAACACGGCGGGATGGTCGATGCCGTCGCCGATCTTGCCCTTGTGGCGCATCACGCGGATCACCGAATCGGGGATGCGCATGTCCTGCGTCGGCTGGCCCGAGTGCGTCCAGCCGTTGACCTCGCCGTCCTTGCCGCGCATCGCCGTGGACGAGCCATCGGCGCGCAGGTGCGTTTCCTGTCCGGCGAACTTGCACGGCACGATCTTGTTGGGCTTGCGGCTGGCGCGGTTGAAATGGAACACGAACTCGAAGCTGGGGGCGAAGCGGCCCTGCCAGTCGCCGGGCATTCCCGGCCCCTGATCCCAGACGTACCAGCCAAAGCGCCGCCAGCCCTTCGTCCGCATCCACCCGAGCCACGCTTCCCAATACGGGACGAACTCGTTGTCGCGGTGGATCAGGCCGAGGTTGACCAGCACCTGGCCCTCGTTGGCCATCGGCAGTTGCGCGAACACGCCGCGCATCAACGCATCCCAATCGGCGATGCCACCGGTGGTGTAGTCGCGCTGGTTGCCGTACGGCGGCGACGTGAAGCACAACGCCGCGCGCTCGCCCGCCATCAGCGCGGCGACCACGTCGGCATCGACGGCGTCGCCACAGATCAGGCGATGCGCGCCGATGGCCCAGACGTCGCCCGTGCGGGACACAGGCGTTGCCGGAACCTCCGGCACGTCGTCGGCGTCGTCCGCCGATTCGTCCTGCGCGTTGCCATCCGATTCGTCGGCGCCGGCCAGCAGGTCTTGCAGCTCGGTGTCCTCGAAGCCGGTGAGCGCCAGCTCGTACCCGGCCTCGGACAGCTCGGCCAGTTCCAGCGCCAGCATTTCCTCGTCCCAGCCCGCGTCCAGCGCCAGCCGGTTGTCGGCGATGACGTAGGCGCGCTTTTGCGCGGCGGACAGGTGCGCCAGTTCGATCACGGGCACCTCGGCCAAGCCCAGCTTGTGCGCCGCCGCCAGTCGCCCGTGCCCCGCGATGATGCCGTTGCCGCCATCGACCAAGATCGGGTTCGTCCAGCCGTACTCGACGATGCTGGCCGCGATCTTGGCAATCTGCGCTTCGGTGTGGGTGCGCGGGTTGCGGGCGTAGGGGATCAGCGTCTCGACCTTGCGGTACTCGACGTTCAAGGGATTCAAGGTTTCGGGTTCCGGAAAAGCAAAACCCGCCGACGAACGATGCCGTGGGCGGGTTGGAGTGAAAGGTGCGAACTGGACGGGGTGCGAACCTGCGAACCGTGCGAACCTCGGTTCGCACCCTGACGCTAGAAAAGTGCCGCGCTCGCGCCCCCCGCATTGGATTTTCGGGAGAAAGGACCCGTTTTGCCTCGGGCCGTTCGCTTCACCGTCACCGCTGTCCAGAAAGTAGCTGAATACTACGCCCCAGGGCCGTGTTTTGTTGCAGCCTCGATGAGCTTCAAAAAGGACAATCGAGGCAAACGAAGGACAAGCGCGGCAAGCATTACCCGGCTTGGCCCACGATTTTGGAAGGCGCGCGGATGCCTTCGCCATTGAGCTTCTCGGCAACGATCTCCAACGCCCGCTGCCAACGACGCCACGCTGTCGAACGGTCGCAGGCGAAGCGAAGCGTGATGTCGCGCCAGCCGTGCCGCTTGGCCCGCATCCACACCAGGTGCCGTTGCTCGACCTCCAGCCACTGCACCCACTTCATCGTCTCCAGCATCCGGTCAATGGCATCCGGCGTCGGAGGGAACGGTCGATAGACCTTCTCGTCGGCCGCGAAGGCTTCCCACTCCTTGCGCACGATGATCGGCCACGTGTTGAAGTAGCCCTGCACCCGCACGGGTGGCAGGCGTCGGCCGGTGCTGGCGGCTTCCTCGAAGCGCGCCGCCACGTCGTCAATCGTCCACGGGGTTCGACGGTCAGCCATGACGCGCACCTCCGTAGAGCCGTTCGCCGATGCGGCGGATGAACTCGCGCTCGATGAAGTCGAGGCGCTCGTCGGCGGCATTGACGACGAGGATGTGCTGGTCGTGCCAGCCGCGTTGCTTCATCGCCTCGAGGTCGGTGGTCTCGGGCTGGAGGCGGCCCAAGGGGCAGCGATAGGTGAGCGTGGGGATCTTCATCTCACGCCTCCTGTTCCAGATCGTGCTGCGCGATGGCCCAGTGCAGCAGCGCCAGCGCGTCGGCCTCGTTGTCGTCGGACGGCGCATGACCGCGTGCGCGGATCGCTGCGACCACCTCGTCCTTGCCTGCGTTGCCCCTGCCGGTAGCGTCCTTCTTGATCGTGCCGACCGGCACGCCCAGGTACGGGATCTGGTGGTGCTCGCACCACGCCGTGAGCGTGGCGAGGAAACCGCCGTAGGCGTGCGCCGCGTCGGTCGAGACGTGGCGGCGGACTTCCTCGAAGTGCAGCGCATCGATACCGCTGGTCACGGCCTTCAGTTCCGTGAGCCACCGCTTGAAGCGTAGAAAGCGCATTCCGCCACCTTCGAATCGCTGTGGACGGAAGCTCTCGGAACCGCTGGTGATGTGGCCGTCGCTGCCGCGCAGCGCCCAGCCGGTGGTGGTGCCCAAGTCGAGGGCGAGGATCGTTGTGGTCATGGTTGCAGTCCTGATTCGGATCGGACTGACGCATCCGGCGCAGCACAACGAAACTCCCCATGAGGCGCACGCGCGCACGCGCGCGTAAGAGACTTACGTTTTGATGCGTCAATTGCGTCAGTCGGGTGTGTCGGCATGGCGTTCAGTCGTCGGCGTATGGGGTGTAGGTGGGCTTGGGCGGGTGCTTGAGGCCAATGCCACGGAAGCCGCGAACGCCCGCCCCGTTGCGCCATTTCTCGACGCCACGGGTGATAAGCAGATCGGAGAAGCGGCGCTGTGATCCAATGAACTCGCCAGCGGAATCGGCCCACTGCTTCCAGTCGGTGAACAGCTCGGCGGTCAACGACTTCGCGTTGGCTTCACGCTCGCAGCGTTCGTCGAGCCAACGGCCCAGCGCGTCCTCTGATTCGAAGTACTCCTCGGTCGCCGAGACCACGCTGGCAGGCGGTTTCAATCCCTGCTGTTGCCACGCCAGGCATCCGGCCACCGCCCACGCCAGAATCCCGTCGCGCTCGGCGAGCAGCTTGTCGGTCAAGTTGCCATCGCGCCGTTCGGGCGGGATCGTCACCGTGAAGGGGATCAGGTGCATCCGCCGCTTCATCGCCTCGTCGATGTTGCGGATGGCGGGCTTGTGGTTACCCACGATCACCGGCTTGAACTGCGGCGTGTATTCGAAGAAGTCCTGCCGCATGAAGCGCGCGGAGATCTTGTCGCCGCCGGTGATGGCCTTGACCTTGGACTCGTTCAAGCGCCGACCCTGTTCCGTTTCGATGGCCGTCACGAAGCGCGCCCCGCGCAGTCCGGCCAGATCGGTCGGATGGCGGTCGCCGCGCGTTTCGACGAAGGTGTCCATCGACGCCGTCGAGGCGTAGTCGCCCAGAATGGTGCTGACCACGTTGGCAAACACGCTCTTGCCGTTGGCACCGGTGCCGTAGAGGAAGAACAGCGCGTGGGCGCTGGTCACGCCAGTCAGGCAGTAGCCGACCATCCGTTGCAGGTAGGCCTGCAGCTCGGCGTCACCGCCCGTGACCTCATCGAGGAACTGCCGCCACGTCGGGCAATCGTCACCGGGCGAAGCGGTGGTGATCTTGGTCATCCGGTCGGCGCGGTCGTGTGGCCGCATCCTGCCGGTCTTGAGATCGACCACGCCGCCGGGCGTGTTGAGCAGCCACACATCGGCATCCCATTCATCGGTGGTGGCCGCGTGCCTGCGATCCGCGCGCGCCAGCCGCTCGACGCCGCTTACCGTGCCGGAATTGGCGAGCTTGGCGGCGATCTTCGGGTTATCGGCGCGGACGGCAGCGTGGCGGCAGACGCTGCGGATCAGGTCGGTGGCCGCCAGCGTGTCCTCGGAGCGCCAGCGATTTCCGTCCCACACCAGCCAGCGGCCCCACGCGGCGACGTAACGCCAATCGCGGTGGTAGCGGCGGGTGTAAGCCAGCGCCAGCGCATCCTCCGTGCCCCATACCGATTCGTCGCTGCTGACGACCGGCTCGGCGTCGACGGCGACGTCATGCATCTGGAGGCGCGGGCCGTGGGTGAGGAAGGCCGCGACGTCGAAGCCCTCCAACACGGCGTCCGCCGCGTCCCAGCCTTCCGCCGCTTCTTCGGGCGGGTACAGGATGTGGCAGGTTTTCGCACCCGCCGACAGGATGGCCTGCGCCGCCTGCGTCGCGTACTCCCAGCCCGGCTTGTCGCGGTCGGGCCAGATGAGCACGGCCTTGCCAGACAGCGGCGACCAGTCGGTCTTCTCCACCGGCGCGTTCGCGCCGTGCATCGCGGTGGTGGCGACGACGCCCGCGCCGATCAACGCTTGCGCGCATTTCTCGCCTTCGACCAAGACCACTAGCGATGCGCTGGTCATCCCCGGCTGGTTGTAGAGCGGGCGCGGATCGGGCGGAGCCATCTTGCGGCGGCGCGCGTCCCACGGGCGGAACTCCTTCTTGCGGCCGGGCGGGTCGTAGCGGTAGACGACCGCGATCAGCTTGCCGGAGGCGTCGAGGTAGTCCCACTTCGCGGTGGCCGGGCCGAGGTCGTCGACGGGCGCGTCCTTCTTGCCCTTGCGCGGCAGCACCGCCGGAGCGCGTCCAAGCAGTTCGGTCGCGGCATCGAGCACGCGCGGGAAATCGGTGTGGGCGTTGATGCCGAAGTGCGCTGCGATCAGCGTGAAGATGTCGCCGCCGTCGCCGGTGGCGCGATCCGTCCACAACCCTTGTTTCTCGCCGTCGAGCACGACCTCGAGGCTGTCGCCCGGACTGCCGAGCACGTCGCCGACGTGGAACTTGCCGTTGCGCTTATTGCCCGCAGGGAAGATCGTGGTCAGCAGTGAATCCAAACGCGCGAGCAGCTCGGCGCGGATGGCGTTTCGTTCGGCATCGAGGTCACGGGGCGCTGGCTTTTGGGTGTCGTTGAAGTCGATCATTCGGCTCCCTCGACAGGCGCATCGCCCTCAGTGCTGCGGCCTTGCACCGCATTGCTGCGCGCCGCCCACGTGTGCAGGTCGGACAGCCGGTAGCGCACCAGTCCGCCCATCAGATAGTGCGGAATCTTGTACTTGCTGCGCATCTGCTGGTCGGCGAACCAGTAGTACGGCAGGCGCAACGCGGCGGCAGCCTGCTTGGCGTCGATCATTGGCTCGACGCCGCCAGTGAATTGGGTGTCGTCGCTCATGCCGTCCTCCAGCAGCGGTCTTGCCACGCGCACATCCGGCATTCGAAGTGGGTGGATTCGTGGAAGCCACGCGGCAGTTGCTCACCAGCCTCTGTCGCGGAGATGACCTTGACCGCGCGGTCGGTCATCCGCTGCGCCAGCGCCGGATCGAAGGCCACCAGCTCGACGTAGATGTCCATCGTGTCGGCGTTGATCGCGGTGAACAGCGCCGGGTGCTCGTGCAGTTGCAGGTGGGCTTGGTAGAGCGCGACCTGAGCTGCATACACCGGCTTGGCGACCGCGAGGCCTTTGGTCTCCAGCTCGCGCCACGACTTCGCGCCGAGGCATTTGTTCTCCCACAGCGCGGGATAGCGGAAACCGTCCGGCCCGCCGACGATCACGCCATCGATGTGGCCGCGAAGACGACCGTGCGCATCGGAGAAACCGAACTGCCCGCCGTCGGGTTTGCGCGTGCGCAAGTCGAAGCCCGCCTCACGCAGCCACGCGACCATGCAATCCTCCATGACGTGGCCGCGTTCGAAGATGCGCAGCATTCGTCCGCCGGTGCCGCGCCCGTGATCCACAGGAGCCTTGGCGTACTCGAACTGCAAAGCGCGCTCGCATTCGACGCCGAGACGCGACGCGCCGAGGTAGTCACGTGCGGGTTTCTGCTCGTGCACGCGCTGCATCCCGATGTCGATCAGCGCCGCGATCTGGCCGGAGACGCTGGACGAGGAATTGAAGTCCATCATGGCTTCGCCTCCCAGAACTCCTTGTCCTCCAGGTCGGAAAATCCGAACGGATCGGGTGTCGGCTCCATGCCGCGCACGGGCGGGTACTTGGTCGCCTCGTGGTGCGCGACCATCGCCTCCGTGTAGCAGGTGACGATGGCATCGATGACGCGAAGCGCCTCGGCTTCGGAGTAGTTGCCCAGCGGCTTGTCGAAACCGATCTCGCCAGCCGTCTCGCCGAAGGCCTTGAGGCACCGATGCATCGCGCCCAGCTCGACATCAGACGGATCGATCATGGCGACCTCCGTCTTGTCGATGCGTCCTTCCTTCACGCGCATCCAGTTGCCATAGAGCATATGGAAGGCGTCTTGGCAGCGGCGCGAACAGAACACCCAGTCGAGCACGTAGCGACGCGGATCGGCGGTCTTGAACCGACCATCCGTGTGGCCGTAGCCGCGCGCCTGTCGTTTGCAGACCCAGCATTTCACGCCACCTCCGCGAGTTCGTCGGCCAGCAAGCCGAGTTGCAGGGGAGTGCCATCGAAGGCCGCGTCGCAGCGGCGCTTGAAGTCGGGGTAGCTGACCGAACTGCGGGCGATGGCGGTGACCGCGTGAATCTGCGATTCCAGTCGCGCCAGACCCTGCTCGGTGAGCCACTGGTGGTGGCGCTGCGAGAGGCTCTTGCGCGCGCGGATTTCCTCGATCATCTCGACTGGCAGCACCGGGCCGTAGACCCATCGATGGGTGATCTGGCCGACGACGTGCGGCGGGTTCTGCTCGTGCCCGTCGTATTTCCAGCCGAACAGCCGGTAGATCGCGCGGTAGTAGTCCGGATGGAAGCGACGCTCCCACGACGCGCAGGACTGGCGCAGGAGCTTGGAGATCAAGTCCTGCAAGGCGTCCGGTGCCCGGTGGTACTGGTAGCCGGTAGCCTCGTCGATCAGCGCAACCTCACCGGTGATCGCCAAGGCCTGCATGATCTTTAGGCAGTTGGGCACCAGCCGCTGGCGCGCGCGGTGCAGTGACTTGTTGAGCGCCGCGTCGATCACCCCCGCTGCGATCTTGGTGATGACGCCTGCCGGGAAGAACTGCGCGCGCCGCCCGCTCGGCAGGGAAATCGGTGATTCGAATTTCTCCAATTCCGACAATGCGTTAGGCGCGAAGTCGGCCAGAATCTGGCGGAAACGGTGACCCGTGTTGTTCTCGTGGACGCCGAGCGCCTTGGCCACCTGCTTGCGGACATAGCCGCGTTCGCCGGTATTGAGGACAACAGCGTCGCATTCGAGATTGCCGAAGTGGACGGTGCCGAAATGGCTAGCGGTGAGGACGGTTGCGTTCATGGCGACCTCCTCACTGCGCCCAGGACGGGCGACCGGTCACCGGCGCACGCTGCGGCGCGGCGGGTGTAGCGGGGGCGGCGTAGGTCGGCGCGGCCTGCGCCGGAGCGCCCGAGGTGCCGCCGCCGGTCTTGGTCTTGGGCGGCACGCCCATGAACTGGGCGTAGTCGGGGTGATCGGGTTCGACTGCGAGCTTGACGACGTTGCGATCCAGACCCTTGGCGTCTTTCTCGACATCGACACGGGCGAGGAACTCGATGCCGTCCAGTTCGTGGAAGCCCTGGATGCGGCGCGCGGCGGCGGCCTGCGGGCTGTTGTCCTGCGGATGGACGTTGCGCGCGCTGTTGAGCGCGGCGCGGATGAAGCTGCGGCCCATCTGGCCCCAGGTCGGACCCTTCTTCGAGTGCAGGCCGATGTTCGACCACATCTTGCGTTTGGCGTGTGCGCCGCCGGTGACGACGAACTCGGCGGCGAGGTAGATCGAGCCGGTCTCGAAGGATTCGGTCGCGTAGCCGCCGCCCCAACCCTGCTCGGGATCGTCATGGCCACCGGGCTTGATGGTCATGCGCACCGGGACGATGGTGCCCTTGGGGATGAGGTCGAAGCCTTGCTGTTGTTCAGCGTCGTTGAAGTCGTTCCAGTTCTGCGTGGTCATCGCGATTACTCCTGAGATTCGTGGGATTGGGGAATGGCGGCGCTGGCGGGCACGGCGGAGCCCGCGCACTTGGCGATCAGCGCGCCGAGATCGGGTGGTTCGAGCAGGTCGAGACGACCGCTGCGGTCTTTGGCCGGGAAGCCGTAGGGATTGACGGTGTGGGTGACGAAGGCGCGGTAGGCGCTGCCGTCCTCGGCCTTGATCTCGGCCAGCGTCACGACCTCGTCGACGATGCCGGG